TTCGTGGACTTGATGTTCCAACTCAATCATTCTCCTTTATATTAGAACCAACGAGATAATATGCCCTTTACACAGTTTACAAATCTAGACTTTGAGCAAATCAAAGTACAAATTAAAAATTATCTTCGCTCAAACTCAAATTTTTCAGATTTTGACTTTGAGGGTTCAAATTTTTCGGTTTTAATTGATACTCTTGCCTATAATACCTATATTAATGCATTTCAAGCAAATTTAGTTGCAAATGAGTCATTTTTAGATTCTGCAACAATTCGTGAAAATGTTGTTTCTCTTGCACGTAATATTGGTTATGTGCCACGCTCAAAAACCGCTGCAATCGCTACAATTAACATTGGTGATATAAATGTTGGAACTACAAATGATAGCACTCCAAGGTTCTTAACACTACGTTCAGGTTTAGTTTGTGTAGGTAACTCAGAAAATACAACTTATCGTTTTTCAATACCTGATGAAATTACATCTTCACGAGTAATTGATATAGGTGGCACATCATTTGCACAATTTGATGATCCAATCAGTGTTTATGAAGGAACTCTACTTCAAAGAGTCTTTGCAGTTGATACATCTACTGATCAAAGGTTTATAATTGATAGTCCAAATATTGATAGTTCAACTTTAAGAGTTTTTGTTAAAGGAGTAAGTGATGTTGGACTTGGAAGAAAATATTCGATGGTTGATAATATATTAAATTTAACTAAAACCTCTGAAATTTATCTTGCACAAGAAGTTCAAGATGAAAAATATGAAATATTGTTTGGTGATGGTCTTTTTGGAAAAAAATTAGAAAATTCATCTATTATTACTGCAAGGTATATTGTTACTGATGGAGAAACTGGAAATGGACCTTCAAATTTCAGTTTTCAAGGTTCTTTTACAAAGAGTGATGGAACTTTATTTACACCATCAGATAATATAACTGTAACTACCGTTACAAATGCCTCCAACGGTGCTGAAGTCGAAGATGTGTCTTCTATTAAGTATTTTGCTCCAAGACTCTACTCAGCACAATATAGAGCAGTTACACCAAGAGATTATGAAGCAATAATTCAAACAATTTTCCCTCAAACAGAATCAGTGGCAGTTGTTGGTGGTGAAGAATTAGACCCTCCTAAATTTGGTCAAGTTCAAATAAGCATCAAACCAAAAAATGGCACCTATGTATCAGATTTTGATAAATTACAGATTAAAAACAAATTAAAAAATTACGCTATCGCTGGTATAAATTCTCAAATAGTTGATTTAAAGATACTATATGTGGAAGTAAATTCTACCATTTATTATAACCCTGCACAAGTTGCTTCATCGGTAAATTTAAGGACTTCTATCATATCTTCATTAAATCAATATAGTAATAATGTAGAAATTAATAAATTTGGAGGTAGATTTAAATATAGTAAATTAAATACTCTGATTGACCGTGTTGATAATGGTATCACTTCAAATATTACAAAAGTGATTATTAGAAGAGACATGAAAGCATTATTGAATCAATTTGCTCAATATGAGTTATGTTTTGGAAATCGTTTTAATATAAATCCTGCAGGATTCAATATAAAGAGCACTGGATTTACAGTCTCAGGTTCTGACAGAATTTCATACTTTACTGATGTTCCAAATAAAGATGCAGCAGGTAATCTTGATGGTAGTATGAAAGGAACTTTAAGTGTTGTATTTAAAAATGACAAGGATCAGCAAATAGTTTTAATAAAAGAGGCAGGAATAGTTGATTATAAAAAAGGAGAGGTAATTTTAAACACGATTAATATTACATCAACTACAACACAAAACAACATAATCGAGATACAAGCATTCCCAGAATCTAATGATGTAGTTGGATTAAAAGATCTATATCTCAGTTTTGATGTTTCAAAAAGCACAATAAATATGTTTAAGGATGTAATCGCTTCAGGGGAAGATGTTTCAGGAGTTGTATTTACTAGAGATTACTATACTTCAAGTTACTCTAATGGAGATTTAGAGAGGAAATAATTTATGTCACGAATTGACAAAAGAATACAAGTCAATACTATTATTGAAAATCAGTTACCTGAGTTTGTAGTATCTGATTTTCCTAATGCTGCTGAATTTTTTAAACAATATTATATTTCCCAAGAATTTCAAGGTGGTCCTAGCGATTTAATTAATAATTTTGATCAATACTTAAAATCAGATAATTTAGTTCCAGAAGTTATTGTTGGTGTTACAAGTATATCATCTTCCATAACATCAACTGATACAGTAATCACAGTTCCAAGCACAAAAGGTTTTCCATCTGAATATGGTCTACTAAAAATAGATGATGAAATAATATCATATACGGGAATTACATCTACAACATTTACTGGATGTATTCGTGGATTTAGTGGCATATCTGGTTATAATGTTGGAGTGTCTTCCTCATTACTGGAAATTAATCGTGAAAAATTAATTTTTGACAATACAATAGCAGATTCCCATACATCTGGTTCAACGATTACAAATCTTTCAGTATTATTTTTACAAGAATTTTTTAAAAAATTAAAAAGAACATTTCTACCAGGTTTAGAGGATAATGATTTTGCACCTAATCTAGATGCAGGGAATTTCGTTAAGTTTGCTCGATCTTTTTATCAATCAAAAGGTATTGAAGAATCAATAAGAATATTATTTAAAGTATTATATGGTGTAGAGTCAACAATATTGGATTTAGAGGGTAATTTAATAAAACCATCAGGTGCTGAGTTTATTAGAAGAGAAGTTATTGTTGCAGATTTAATATCAACTGATAGAGAACCGCAAAATTTGATTGGTCAAACAATATTTAAATCTACTGATACATCTACAAATGCTTCTGTTTCTGAAGTTGAAATTTTTACTAGAGACTCAAAATCCTACTATAAAATATCATTATTTGTAGGTTTTAGTGATCGTGATTTAATTGAAGGTATATTTACTGTTCCAGGTAAGACAAAAGTTTTATCTGAAGTATCTCCTAATGCCTCTGTTATATCAGTTGATTCTACTGTAGGATTTGGAACAACAGGGACTATTATCAGCGGACAAAATACAATTGATTATACATCAAAAACCATAAATCAATTTTTTGGATGCACAGGTGTTAATATAGGGATTGGCACAGCACATGATATACGTTCAAACGAAACAATATTTGGATATGAAAACGGGGATTTATCAAAAAGAGTTGATTTAAGAATAACAGGTGTTTTATCAGAGTTAGTTCCACTATCTGATATAAAATTGGTCAATGAGGGAGAAAATATTTTTGTAAAAAATGTTGGTGAAAAAATAAAAAATAATAATGAATCATATAAAGAAATATTTGCTAACTCATGGAAATATAATACAAGTTCAAGATTTCAAGTTGAAATTTCTGGATCAACATTTAAACTTAAAACCTCAATTGACGAATCAAATTTAAAAGTTGGTGATACATTTAGTATTCTTAAGAGAGGTGAACAAGTTATTGCGGGTAGTGGAACAGTCGCTAGTATCAATAATAATTTAAAACAAATAACAGTATCAAATATTGCAGGATTTAATCAAGATCCAAATGAATCATATGATATAAGAAGAATAATTGAAACTGCCTCTAGTAGTGGTGTTGACATAAAACAGGGAAATAACGTTTTAATATCAGATGTTTTAAATGCATATACTGATGGTGACATAGATGGTTATGTAGCTTCTAATTCATTACCAAGTTATGATATCACTGTTGATGTAATTAAAGAAACAACGTCTGGTCTTAATTTAGATGGTTTTGATAGTATTAAAAATACATATAGTTTTATTGAATTTTCACCACCTCCAAATACAGACATAAAATTTATTCAAGGTGATGCAATCGTATATTCACCTGATAGTGAAGTTTTATCAGGTTTAGAATCTGGAAGAACATATTATGTTGATACTGTCACACCTCCAGCAAATCAAAGTCTTTCAAAAATTGCATTATACCTTTCTGCAAATCAAATTGGATCTGCGAGCACTGTTCAAGTTGGAATTGGAACAACAACAGGGCATAATTTTATTTTACAAAAG